GTTTCTCTTTGGGTGGCATGAATATGTTTGGAAAACCAAATACGTCCAAAACATGCTCGGTCATCAACGTGGGTTTAGCATCAGACTTAAAAGTACTTCGTCCGATACACGACCCAATAGGCCGGACTTGTGATTTGGGTGGCATCCAATTGAGGGGACTCTTTTTATGAACTGGCTCATCTTTCATGAAACTCACACCATAAGACTGAGGCATGAATGTAGTCCCAGCAGCGAGCAAAACAACACCTTCAATCTTGAGCAACTCATTCAAAGCATCTTTATATTGATCAATTTTCAGTATACCAGAGCAGCCATTGGGTGTTCCCTCAGTTCCAGCTAAATGAAATCCCAAAATAATGGGTTTAACTTTGGAGATGAGGGTCGCACCACAAAGGCCTTTCCGAGTATTTATTGAAAGATAATCATAGTTGATGCCATAAAAGGATTTATACCGATGACCTGTCATAGTAGCCTTGCCATATCCATTCGATTCTTCCACAATGCCATCTTTCCTTCGATAATACATGAAAAATTCAGCAAAATCGAAATCAGACTTGGGGAGGAATTTTGAAAGATCGGCATAGTCACCACCACTAGTGACAAAACACAAAGACAAATCAGTGCCAGGAACCCGTACCGATGTATCCTTGGATAACCAACACTCAAACCACGCACCAGACTGGTTGGGATCATACTTGTAGAAATCGACTCTGATATTGGGTATAGTAAAGTAGTGAGTAGGAATCACAATGACTCCTGTTCGCAAGAATAAGCCGTTTACAGCCCACCTTTCTTTGTTGATATCCATAGATCCATAAACAAGGTTTTTCTGGATCATACCTCGCAATTGTGCACTAGAAGTATTTGCAGCCTCAGGTTGCACTTGCAACGGCTTGATATTAACTTCACAGTACTCATTTTCCTCAGCATCTCGCTTGTCAATTTCTTCTTGTGTTTTAGGCTCAAGAGACCCTTGAGGATTGAATTCCCTCCAAGCCCTATACACACGAGAGAGCGCATACACAGCAGCAACAACTGTGCCAGCCTTGCATATACTCTCAACATGCTTGTCTCGCATCTCTTTGAACATGGGGGCAATGGAATTCGCCTCACCTAGTTCAGAAATGTACTGCCTTTTAACCAAGTTCACCATGTTCTTTTGGACAGTTAGACCAACAATGACAGTTGATGAGAAAATTGGTGACATCATACCTGGATATACCCGACGATAACAGTACAAGTTGATTGCACCAATGAAGGACCACATTCCGCATGTACGAACAATGTAATTCTTCTTCATCTGTTTTTGTCCAGCCAGAAGACAAAGTTGCTGGACATAATAATTCCCCATCCAAGGAGTTGGTATAATGGAAACCCAATTCCAATGATTAACAAATTTCTTTGCTGCTCTAAGAACGAAGAATGCAGCCGCAGATTCAACAGCAGTATCCATTCCAAAGATGTCACTGCATATCCTACTGCGAACCATATCGCAAGATGATCTAAGAGACTTGACTATCTCTTTACCAAAGTGGGGTTGAAAATCATCTTGGGAATCTGGGTATCGAGGATCAGATGTACACGAATCATCATCTGACAAAACTCGAGGGTCTTCTAACCAATTCTCAGATTCAGGAAACCTAGCATCCGATGTAACAGAATCATCATCACAAAAATGGCAAATATCGCTAACACTACTATCATCGTCGGCATCCTCAACCCAAGCAGGATGGGCCTTCAAGTTGAGAACACCTTGATGTTCACGACAATACCCTTCAATTTGTCGACAACCATCAATGCCACAGCAAGTAATTGCTTTCTTGCGGGCATCCATACTTCGGATGATACTCTCCTGATTTTCCAAATGGTCACCAAATCTGTCTATCAAGAAGTTCAAAACATCTGCTATACCAACATCAGTGAGTTCCACATTGTTGTACACATACGGCTTGTAGGTCGCCAAATGTTCCATGTTCTTTGGGGGAATGGCTCGCTCAACAGTCAACAACCAAAAATCGTCAAACAAGGGTGGACCACCCAGATCAGCATTTCTCTGTTTGACTTTCTCTTTGTCCAAACCCAAAGAATTACCATGTTCATCAAAAGCAGTCCATTCCTTCTTCAATTTGACAGTGATAACAAAATCCATTCTTCTCTGAACAGAAAATGGGCATCTGGAGTAGACATTCGCATCCAGGTGCTTTACATTAGTCGTAGCCATGAGGATTTTAGGCTCAACAAATACTCGACCCTTTGCATCCAAATCAGCCATGTTGGCATAATAAGGAGAATTGTTGGCAATGTCAATAACCCAGCGCGTTGGTGCTGTAGACACAAATTCTGGTTTGTCATTTGCAAGATCATCCAGCTTGAGAACAAGGTTATGAGTCTTATAATTGGACATAAATTTATCAGATGCATTCAGCGTGCACTGCCGGTCTTTGTCCGTCGACATGCCAGCACTTGTCAATAGGGCATCAATGAGCTGATCACCACAAATTGTCTTGCACTGATTACTCTCTCCAAAAAGCTCAAGTGTGAAAGGAGCTCTGCGTACACCACTAGCGAGTTTGGATTGATTGAAATCATCCTTGATCTTCATTAAGTTCAAGAACTTGTCGTGCATGAATTTCTTTTGGAGATTCGATAAAGTTGGAATGATGGCCCCAATGTCACTTATAAGATTGTTGAGTTTTAGATCAAAATCATGTTCAGACATTTTGCATTGTGATTCAAGATTCCCATTCTTAGCATACCTAGCCTTCGATACAATATCACTATAAGCATCATCAAGTTCAATGCTTCTATCACCGTCTAGAATAAGGGGTGAAAGACTCTTGTAGGTCCAGCAAAGTGAAGCCTTCTCAACAAAATATATCACCGAAT